TAAGGGCATCACTTATGACTTGTCCTGTCCCCCATGCCGCGTCTATCGCGTCATCATTCCTGCAAAACTTGGCTTTCAACCCCCATTCTACCGTATCACCGGCAGTTGATCCAGTTGCGGAAGTCCAGTAAAATTTAGCTTTTATGGTTCCTAAATTCCAATCCTCCGACAGAACTGTGGAAAAACAAGCCAACTCCATTGTGGTTGAATCAAAGGCCAGATAGTCAAAGTTCACGTCATTCGTGGCTTTTTCCGTAGTTCCAGAGGCAGGGCCGTTTGTCGCATTGGGGATCATGCCCGCGGCAGGGACTTCAAAGGTTTGCCTGCGCCTGGTTCTCCACGCAGTATTCCCATTGTCCCAGAAGTGCATGTCCCTGGTGTCAACCGTGACCTTCATTTCGCCGTCTGTCGAACCTGATCCCAAAGCCGCGTCATTGGCGACAAGCGTGAACACAACACCCCCTGCTCCGTGCGTGTGGGATGTTGCCGATTTACCGTCAAGCTGAGTCTGAGCGTCAACAAAGTTGGCCTGGGCCTTTACCAACCCACCATAAACCGTATCGCCGCCTGCTGTCGTAGTGATAGTCGTGAAAGCCATTTAATCCACACCTCCAAGCGCCCCTTTTAATGCAGCTTTAAAATTTACTCCATATATCTCTACCGGGCCGTCACTCGCTATATTTGCCCATTCAGTCTGAATATTCATGAAGTTAAACCGCTTTTTAAATGTAAATGTGCTCGCTATATCGCTAGGGTAAATATCCCAATCTGCTATATAGATATACATATCAGCATCGTAAATATAGACATCATGGGACGACACATCTATGTCGGTAGTATAGAAGTATGAATCCTCATTATTCTTATATAATCTAAAATCGCAATCAACCCCGTTAGGTGCATCCATGCGGATATTGATTGCTTTGCAATGCTTGTAATTATGCGGCATACCAAAATTAGTGTATGCCGTCTTTAAGTTTGTATCGGAGGCATAACTAACCGCGTTGTCTTCATAGTTAATGTCTTCCGTCCGGCTTAGTTTGTACAGGTGCCCGTCAGCCCCGCCTATGAGCATAACGCCACCAGCCCAACAATAACTGGTAGCGGTGAAGGCAAACTTGTATTTACTCATGAGGTTGCCAGCATCGAGGTTAATGACATAAATCGAACTGCTGTAATTAGTCCCGTCATGAAGCGTCAGCCAAAGCTGGTTATCAATACCGTTGTATCCGGCATAGGCTAGAGAACTAGCGTATTTGCGGCAGACAGTCAGAAAATCGTTCGACAAGGGCGTAAACTTCTGAACGTCGCCATACATTTGCGTAGGGGTCAGCCCTAGCCATTGACCATGAGACAGAAAGGAAATCAGGTTCCCGGCCCCCTGGACAGTCCTGTATGCGATACCTCCCCATCCGTCTATCAACGGCTCCACCCTGAATGAAGCGTCTCCTGGAAAGTTGTCTATCCTGTACAGCCGGTTTTCCTTGATAACCACCATCGATTGATAGAAGTCCACACAACCGATAATCGCATATCCATCGCTCGGGTCAACATCCAGATAACTCCATGTAGTTTCGTCGTTCACATTGGAATAATATAGCCTGTACGGGTAGTCCGAACTCCCCCAAGCATAAAGCCTGGTCCCTCTTACGAGCCCACCCTTGGCCTTTGGCGCTCCGGCAACGTCAGCATATGCCGCACCCGTCCAGCCAATAATCTCCCCACCATCGAAGATCATGAGCTTGTCGTGGAACTCACAGAATGTGGGGGTTGCGGCGACGGCCCCTATTTCAGCAGGGTCGTTAGTCCCATCAAGCTCGTATACCTTCGCCGCTGTCGCAAGAATGTAGTGTCTAGCGTCCTTAGCGTAGTAGTAGCACGCCAGGACGTCAGCGCTGGAGGGTAGAGCCGTGTTGCTGATCTTCGTCGTTCCTTGTCGCTTTTTGGCCGTTACAATGGGATCTCCCGATACGTTCTTCTTCAACTGATAAAGCATGTTCTCGCACGAAGCGAGGTTATCCAACGCCATAAGGGTAGAGCCCACCTCTTCGGTGTACCCACCCTGAAAGTTTTCAATCTTTAGAAGCTGTTCCCGGTCGCCGTGCTTTGAAGAAAACTTTGGCATTTACAACTCCACGGCAGTATGAAAGTTCTTCCGCATTTCGATCAGGTTTCTCACCCGTTGGGTAAGGTTCTGAAACCATTTAAATTCATACGATGGGTCTTGCTCAAATTTATTCAGTAGCCTCGTATGCAAGGACTCGATTAGAACGCTGTCGAACAACCCGGCAAATGGCATGGTATTCGTCTTAGCTGTCAAGGCAGATTGCACCTGCCAATAGGGGATCTTGATGGTATACGCATCGTCGGGGGTGGGTAGAAAGTATACAGTTCCGGCCCCCGTAACGTAGAAGTGCGTCGGCTCCGCTTCCCCCGAGGTATGGGGGTTAAAGTCAAGCGAACTCTCTTCCGTCGTCAGGGCTATCCGGTTCCGGCTGTAGGTGTCCAGCACCCACCCGTAAGGCGCTGGGGTGTACATATCAGAGGCAAGATCGGTATAATATGCCGTCCCGTCAACGGTCGTTATCGTCCCGGTCGTCCTGCCAAGTTCGCTATTGTTCTCGGCGCACATGCCCAAGATCCAGGCAATATCAGCGTTCAACTGGCTCAGGCATTGTTCAAAGCTAGGAGTAGTCGAACTGTCAATTTGCTGGCCTAGCCTATATTCAAGAGCCGTTATGATAGTTGAAACCGTGCTCATTGCTGTACCGCCGCTTTAGGTGGCCTTACGTTCTCGCCCGTGAACCCCTCAGACCGCGTGATTTTGACCCGGTTCCGGCTGTTGATCCTCATGCGGATAAGGTTCCTCACCCGTTCGCTCAGGAAGTTCATCCAAGACTGTTCGAATTCCACATTATACTCATCCCTGTTCTGGATACGGATAGCCAAGTTTTCAATGAATATAGGGTCGAACAACCCATTGAAAGGCATGGTATCCGTAGTCGCAGCCAGGGTGGTCTGGATTTGCCAGTACGGTATCTTGATGGTGTACGCCTGGTCCGGGGTGGGCAAAAAGTATACACTATTGGCCCCGTCCACGTAGAACCGTTCCGGTTGCGCCTCATTGGCCGCACCCGGAGAGAATCCTATCTTGGCCTTGGCGGAGGTGAGGTGGATCTTAGTTCTTGTGGAAGCCGCCTCAATCCATCCGTATTCATCCGGGGCATACATGGTGGTAGCAAAGTCCGTATAACTGGCCGTACCATCCACCGTGGTAATAGACCCCTCAGTCTGCCCTATATCAGACCCTTCCTCCGCGCAGATAGCCAAGACCCACTTCACATCCTCGTTAAGCCACTGGATAACCTCAGTCGAAGATGGTTCGCTAGAGGCGTCCAGCGTAAGGGATACCCGGTATCCTACAGCCGTTACAATACTGGCAACTGTTGACATATCTTAGTCCCTTTGCAGAAAGCTGACGTTGGTTTCCTCTCCGAGCAACTTGCCCAGGACCATGAACTCACGCTTCTTGTCTTCCAGCCCGGACTTTTCCCGCTTGAGAACCGTATGGGGATTCACCCTTTTTTCCTTGACTTCCTTCCTCGATGGCATCAGTTCCCTGATTTCCTTCTTCAGGTCTTTGAAACGCTTCTGGTAAAAGTCGGGATCTTTGTTGAACTCCTTCTCAGCCGTTTCCTTCCATTCCCTGATACCCTCAAGCCGGGTCTTCTTTTTCTTGAAGTTGGCCTCATACATGGCCCTGTGGTCGGGCGGGACATGGTTATGCTCCAGAGCCTTCTCCATCTGTTTCACTTCCTCGGCCATGCGTTCAATCCGCTGTGGGTAGCAAAACGAGGGCTTGTTGGCTCCCTTGTCCAAAGGGCCGTAGAACGTACGGTAGTCCTTTTCAGGGGATTTCTTGATGATAACAGTAGGTGATTCAGCCATTTAAGTATCCTCTCTTTTCTTTGGTTTTCCCTTGTTAAAAGGTTGCGGAAGGGAGGAAGGGGAGGGACCTCCCTTTTCGGCCTCTCGGCCTATCCGCAAGCTAAAAGGTTCAACCATCCAATAATGCCTGTAAATTAGCCCTAGTTGTCGTCCCCGCGCCAAACAGCCCCGCCAGAATGGTTCTTGCCCTGGACCCTGTATTGAGATTGACCATGGCACAGGAAAGAACCTTGTCGCATTTACTAGCCTGGGTTCCGGTTAGCGCGTCGTATTCGGTCTGGTCTATAGCCTCAAACACTTCATCGCCTCTGAACACCCCGCTTGGTAAATGCACCCGGCACAGTTCAAAAACCTTGCTCCCATCGCACAGTGGACACGGGTTCTCTTCAACCATGCCGTTAGGGGTATCCTTGTAATAAACACCAGACCCGAAACACTTCTGACAAGTTTGGACTATGGTTACGCTCATGTTTACGCCGCCACCTCAACAGCGATACCCGTTGTGGCCGCAGTCGGAACAGCACCCTGGACGTACACATTAAGGCTTGCCCCTCCAAGGGCCGTAGTCTTTATGGCAGCCGGGTCAACAATCAGCACATCGCCGGTCGTCTGAGCCGCTCCGAAATCAACCGCATCACCAACTGCCGAAGTTGCCAGGACACAATTCCAGAACACGGGCCGGATAATGAGCAACCTGCGCTCAACATCGGTCGCATTGTGCCCATAGAAGAAGCACGCGTCCCCGTGAGCCGCCTTATGCTGAAAGAGGCAATCCACGAAAGCTCCATCACGACAGACTTTGCCGGTTACGGTTTCCCTGTCCAGCTTGACATTCGGCCTTTCCACGCCGGACGCCCCGCGCTCGTTCACAAGGTCGCCAAAAGTGCATCCATAAAACTGTGAACTGTCGCCGTTCATCAGCACTTCAGCCGTCTGGTCCGTGGTAAGCAGGGTGGATTTGTAAAACTCACAGTTGTTGTACCGGGTATACTCTCCAGCTTCCTCGACGCAGTGAAGGCACGTAGCCAGGGTGTTGCTGTTCTCGAACTTGATCCCGGTGAAGGTATTTCTGACGCCCGTGACCCTCAGCGTAGCCGTGTCATCAGCAGAGGTTGTCACGCCGAGAGATACCCTCGCGCCCGACCCGTACCCAAGGCCAGGAGGCGGGCCATTGCATCCGAAAACGTGAATGCGGTTTTTCGACCATGTAATCATAGCCGTTTCGACAACCGCAGAGTCACCGTCGATCAGGATGCAGTCGTTTGCGTTCGACGTGCAGGCGGTATAGGCCCTGCTCAACAGCTTGAAGGCGTGGGCCGTATCCTTTCCGCTGTTGTTATCATTGCCATTCCGGTAGTCCACAAAAAATACATTCCCGAAAGTAGGCGGTATTCCCCCACCGATAACAGGCATTCCAAATGAGCTTACTCCGTGCGGAAAATGCGTAAATCCCATGTTGTCTCCTTTTAGGAACACCGGGCATTTCTACCCGGTGCCGGGTGGATTTTCACCGCCCCTTACCCTAGCTAAATGGTTGGTATCATTCGCTTTTTCAGCTTACCGAGCAACCGACCACAAATCTCCAGTCCATCCACCCCCAACCACACCGGAAATACGAACGATACTTTCTCATCATCGTATCGAAATCTTCCGTGTTGCCGAACTCAAGCGGGGTGGCGTCGATCCACACAAGCCATTCCTTCATGCGGGCCGAATCGACCAGGAACCAGTCGTTCGTATCGTCGTCGTCAAGCATCGGAAGCTCAATGGATTTCCACTTGCCCCTCTGGAAGTTGGCATTGTTGTCGGCCACGTCCACCTTGCCCTGGCTGTTCATGACTTCCCAAACGGCCTCGGATAGGTTCGTCCCGTGGATGATGGTATCGAAGTTGGTATCGATCCGCTCCGAGATGTCGTTCCTGAAGCCCTTGGCCTGAATGCGAACGGCCTCAAGGTTCACGGCATCGAAGGACAGGGTTGACAGATTGTCGAACCCGTAGGTCGTGGACGTACCCGACTTCGTGGTGTGGGAATTGGAGCACAGGGCCACACCTTCCTCGTTCTCCATAAAGGTGAACGCGGAAGAATCGTGATACCAAAACGGCTCATGCGCGATCTTGTTCATCTTGCGCTTTGCCGCCTCGCCAAGGCCCTTCGCCCGGCTGTCGATCACATCGTACTGATCGGTATCGAGCAAAAGCCTCTGAACGATCATGCCCCCGGCGTACTCCTTGGGGGTGATCTTGGTCCAATACGAAGGAGACATTCCCTGATACTGCACAAGGCCCTGGAACTCTTCAGGGTCGGGAATTGCCCCTACTCCGTAATATTCGGACCATGCTTTACTGTCCTTGACAACCTTGAACAAGTTCTCCTTCACGGAAGGAAGGGCGTCGTACTGATCGTAAAACACCTTGTCCAGCCGCTTGTCCAAGAGCCTGATAAACTGCTTGTCGGTCAATGGGTTAGCCATTTGTCAAATACTCCTGTAAACCGATATCGGTTAGGTATGCTGATGGTATCCATTCCACAGAGAGAACACGGCAAATTCCTTGCCACTCTCTTCCAGGTTGATCGCGTGATAGTACGCGAAATAGTAGTTGGTCATGGTATAGTTGCCGTCGATGTAGTTGGCGGTCGCGCCGAAATAGATCGGGGCTACGCCGAGCACACCGGCAGACAGCACAAACTTGTCGCCAACCGCAATCCCGTACTTGAACGGAACCGTAACCACGTTCGCTCCGGTCCCGCAGTTCGTGACGATCCGGTACTGCCCACGGTTCGCCCCACTCCGACAATACGCCGTGGTATACGAATCCATGATGTCCGTAACCGCGTTGCTGGTGCTGGTGATGGTCGTTCCGCCGGAACTTGCGGTAGTTACAGTGACTTCCGTAAGAGCCGTTCCGAACGCCCCATTGAAGATCGGGCCTTTAACCAGGGTAATTCCGGGGATAATCAGCGTAACCTGAACCTCGGAAGGACCAGTCAACGCGACCACCGATTGAGTCGTGCTGTAGGTCGTGCTGTTCCCGAAGTACGTCGAATTATAGGTTCGGGACCCATCCACAACACCGGACACGATACCCATGATCTTGTAGGCGTCTTCCTGGGCCTCTCCAGCAACATCCGCAATCTGCACATGCCCACCCGTCCCGGCAGTAATCCCAGGCATACAAAGCTGGCCTTCATACATGGTTTCGGAGGTGTGCAACCCGGTACGAACGATAGGCGCGTGAGGGCCTACCAAACTCCCTGCATATTCAAAACCTGCCATTGTCTTATCTCCTATAAGTCGGCCACATTACACTTCTTGCAGCCGATTACTTGAAAGGGTTTATTTACTATTCAAACTCCCGCAAAAACCGCACCCGGTTCCTACGTTTGGTTGATAAATTATCCTTGATATTGTTACCGTGCCAGCGGTTGCAGCGTCTTCCGTTGTAAGGCTATCATCGTCAGATAGCGTCAACGTACATCGGCTTAAACCTCTGACCGCGACGGTATAGTCACCGTCGTTTGTCCCGCTATCCGTTGCAATACGGATAGCCATGCCGCCTCTGAGAAGATTTTCGCCGAACAAGCATTTAGAATCACTTAGGTACGCGGCATCATCGCCGGATTCCGCGGTGAACGAAATGGAGCCGGTTTCGTACATCTCTTCGACGTAAGTTGTTGGGGTGGGAGTCGCGTTCCCACCGTAGTTCCCTAATTTAGTCGGACCTAGCCCGGACCACGGCATGGCCTTCTTGACACACTCCATGCCGCAGTATTGGCATCTGTAGGTGTATTCTGTTAGTTCCGGCACTCGGTCCATAGGCTACTTTCCAAACACCTCTTCAAGTTCCTTGTTCCCCCACCCAAGGTAGTCCATGTACTTTCGGGCCTGTGGAGACAGGTCCTTAGGAATACTGGACTTCTTAGCCGTGGTCGTGACCTTGCCAGATACCGTACCAAGAGGCATCCCAGCGGGCTTGTTTCCCGCAAGAGGGTTGGCCGGTTGAGCGTTCCTTTTCAGGAAGTAGTTCATGGCCGCTTCCTTGGCGAGCAGGGCACCAGCCGCGTCGGGCGGGAGGTCCATCCTCATCCGTGGAGCCGCAGCCTGGATCTCTTTGGCGAGGTCTTGTTTGACCGCCGCAAGCTGAGGGTTATTCAGCACTTCCCCCGCCGCTGCTACCATAGCCTTCTGAAAAAACTGCATCTTTTCCTGGTTCTTCCGGGCTGAAAGATCTTCCCATTTGTGTTCCAGCCATCTGTCGGGGTCGTCATAGATGGTCGGCCCTGATGATGCCGCCGGCTGGTCTGCCGCTGGTCTTTGGGTCTTCTGGTCGATAAGCGTCCCGATAGCTTGAAGCATGTCCTTTTCGCGCCTGCCGGTCCATGATGCCATCCGCTGAAACAGCCGTTCTTCAAGTTGCTGAACGGGGTTCGGTTCCGGTTGCGCGGGCGGTTGAGCTTCGCCTTCGGGGGCCTGTGTTTCCTGTCCTTCGGCTTGTCCTTCCGGCTGGGCCGCTTCGCCAGGGGGTGTTTCCTGGGGCTGTGCGCCAGTGTCGGTTTCGTCTGCCATTTGTGCTTTCCTCCTGTTAGTTTGTGTGGTTGCAAAAAAAGGGCGACAATGTGATGGTGTGGCACCACACTGCCGCCCTTAATTTGCTCTTAAAACTTGCCAGTTGGCCGACCGGCAAGCTAAGATTACAGTTGTAAAACTACCTCTTCAGCTTCCTCGCCTGTTCTTCGTGAATTTCTCGTTTCGTCAATGCCTCTGCCCACATCGTCATCTGTTGCCGGGCTATCTTGACTTCAAGACATGCCTGCTTGATGTCCTCCTTGTTCTTGTCAAATCCCTTGTCAGCAAGGGCAAGAATCTGGCCTACCTTTGCCGTGATAAGGTCAACCGCTCCGCTTAGGATCGCCTTGCCTTCGCTTGTCTGAAAGACCTTTTTGAGCAATTCCCCCACGAAGATTTCCTTCATCGCAATCTCTTGAAGGGACTCAGGAAACCTTGTGATATACTCCTTGATGTCGAACCGTTGTTCCTCCGTCATACCGCCATCCCCCTTTGTGTCATGTTCATACGGTTAGCCTGTTCAGCCTGCCCCTGGGGAAGACCCGTCTGGTTCTGCGGCCCGCCTCCCGGCATACCACCAGGCTGTTGCCCTGCCCCGCCGGGCATCTGCCCCCCGGTAGCCAGTTGGTAGTAGGCGTTCAGTTTGGGGTCTTCCTCAAACATGAACTTCTTGAACGCCTTGAAATCCCCTCCCATGAGTTCGAGGACTTGCCCCATGATGTAGTTGACAACCATGGGCGTCTTGGGGTTCGGAAAGTTGACTACCCTTCCAAGCACCTGATCCCACATTCTGATCTTGACGGCCTTACTGTCTTCCGTCTCAAGGGCCTGCGATACGGGCTTGAACTTGTCTTCCCTGGCCGGGTTGTAAAACTGAGCGTACTCCCCGAGTATCCCTTCCAGCGTTTCGGGAAGCATGAAGTCATTACAAAGGCTTAAAAGCATATCGTAAAACTCCGTGAACCCTATGAACTCAAGGGCCATGCTCTTCATGCCGATTCGGATGTTGCTATGTTGATTGACGATTGACGACGTTGTGGCCGTCTCCCGGCGGTCAGGCTCTACACCCATCGTTACAGGGCTTGTAGCCATGGCGTAGTCCATACGGCTTGTCAGCATTTGGTTCTGGACGATGCTACCCTGGATGTTGTCGGCAATCTGGAGTTCCCTGAGATCTTGAGTAATATCCTCCATCATGATTACGGACTCTGGGGATACTCTAACTTTCTCAGGTAATCCACTGAATTTCCTACCAATAAACGCCGGGGTTGTAGCCAATTTAGTCCGATAGTTCATCAGGTTAAAGCCGTCGTTTATGGCTATCTGGAGTTCCCGGTTGACCTCTCCGTCACCGAATCCGTTGTCGTTCAAGGGGTCCACATAGCATAGGAACCGCACCATAGGCCGCTTGCTGTACGGACTCGGCTGAAACCGGATAAGGTGCTCAATGTTCGGGGTCGTTCCGGTCGTGACAGCCGTGGTGACGATACAGTCGTAATACACGGCTTCCTTCTTCGGGTTGCCGTCCGTGTCAATCCCTACCTCGTAATCGGTCGGCCTTCCCTTCTCGTCGGAAGACTTGACTAAAAGCGGCAGCTTGCCCCACCGTTCAAGTAGGTCAAAACGGGGGACCGTAGGCGCGGAGGTGTCCTCTTTTCCTTCCTTGTTGTATGTCTCATGGCCTCGTTCGTCCTCTGATTTCTTGCCTATGTCCCGAAGGATATGGAGGTTGAAATACCCCATCCTTGCCGCTTCGGCTTCCAGCTTGTCAAGGGGTACGCCTTCCTCCTTGAAAATGATGTATTCCTTATCCTTTAGAGTATAGGAGTATTCCGGACTCATAAAGACGTTCTGGATAGGGTACACATCGAATACGGGGGTGTCTCTTTTTACCACCTTCTGCATGATAGGTTCTTGGATAACCTGCTTCATGGGGCGTTGCATGTAGGGGTCCAAGAACGGCATCCCGTCATCCGCAAGGGGTTGACCATCATCCCCAAAGGCTACCTCTTCCCGTGGGTTGTACCCGGCAATTACCTCTTCGATCTCCTGTTCGTAGCACCCCTTGATAATGCCGTAGCTGTGAATGAACACGAACATTAAGAGACGGCTGATCTTCTGAAAATAGTGGGCGTCTTTGGCGTTCAGAAGCTTGTTCAAGAGTTTTTTGCTGGCTTTGGCCTCTGCGATGTCCTGGGGGTCTTCGCTCTCCATGTCGTTTTCAACGAAGTCCCGTGACTGAAAATACTGGCTGACAAAGTTCCCTATCTGTTTCAAAATCCGTGATACAAACTCAGGCAAGAAGATGTCCGATTCCCACTCGTTCGGCTTATCCTTGCGGACACAATGAAGAAGGTCGTAATACTCCTTGAAGTCGTCGATTTCATTAGACTTATTGGACTGCGCTACCGTCCATTCATCGCTCAGGATGGACAAGAGCCTTTCCTGAACGAGTTCGGGAATGTCCGAGTCCGACTTCAGTTTTTTGTCCGCTTTTTTGGTCTTGCCCTTGTTGTAGTATCGGCTCATCTTCCCTGCCCCATCTTCGCTTTAAGGGCCTGCATAAGCATCTGCATCTTGTCGCCACCGCCTTGACCCATACCACCCATAGAGGGCCTCTGTTGCATCTGAGGCATACCCTGCCCCCTACCGGCCATCTGGGGCCTTGGCTGCATTTGTGGTCTGGCTTGCCCACCTCCCTGCTGTTGCATTTTGGCCTGCATAAGCTTTTGCATCATGGCTTGGCGTGGATCACCCCCGCCTTGGGCTCCGCCGGCACCAGGCATGCCCTGGGGCTGTCCCTGCTGCGCCTGTTGCTGTTTGGCCATAGCCGCCGTCTTCTG